AATAACCCGGCGATCCGCTTCAAGCGTGACAACAGAACCGGCCAGCGTATAGCCGCCAGCACCCGCTACCATGCGAACGCCCCTGCCGAGCCTAACAGCGGTTCCCGTCAGAGCGTAGCTTACCCCGTCAGCCGTAAACTTGTGGCCAGATTTCAGTGCGGCATTAGCCCCGGTCAGTGAGAAAGCCCCGGCGTCCGCAATGAGTGCATAACCGCTTGGTGCTGGCGCAAGGTAATCGGCCAGCAGGATTGCCCCTGCCTGCCCATCGTCCCATACGTCCGCGCCGCCGCTCAAACTGTTGTCGATCTGCCCCCATAGGTCAGCCATGGGTGATCTTCCCTGTCGCGCGCAGGGTGCCAGTGCTGGTCGTGCTGGTCAGCATCACTGCAAACAGGCAGGAATTATTCGTGATTTCCGGGATGCCCAGGCCAGCCCAGTCTGCGGTCCAGCGGGTATTGGCCAGCGGCATGAACAGCGCGGCGCGATAACGGGTCGCGGTCACACCGAAGTTGCCTGCGGTGCCGGTGGTGGCCGATAAGGTTACGGTGTTGACCTTGCGGATGTATTTGCCGCTATCCGCCGCCGGGATCAGGCCGTTTAGCGGGATCATATGCGAAGCTGGTCGGGTTGCAGCGAGCGATTGCGCCGTCAGGTTGCCGCTGGTGCCATCATTGTAGGTAACATTGACCGTTGCAGTGACCACGGTCGCGCCTGTAGCCGTGTACCATTCCAGCCACCATTGCACATCGCTATAGTTCGCATCACCTTTGCGCGCATCGAGGTCGTCGGTGGCCAGGTTGGCATTGACATCGAGGTTGACGGTCTGCGCTGTAGCAACGGTGCCCGAAAGCCCGCCCTGGTGCATCAGGCGGTCATGAATCTCCAAGGTCATCGAAGCGTTCGACGTAACGCCCTCAAGGATTGTCAGATAGCTAGTCGCTGGCGAAGTCTGCTGGTTGAACTGAATACAGCCCAGCAAGCTATCATTGCAGACCGCCGCAGTCGTCGGAACAGCACCCTGCCCAGGCTGGCCAGTGCCGCGCCAGAACGAACAAAAGCTGTTCGCTGTCTGGCTGGTGATGCTGGCCTTGTCGAAGATCACCCGCGACGAATTGTTCGCCATCGCGTCGATCAGTTGGTCGCGGGTCGCAATGGCCATCGGACTAGGCCAGCGTCAGAATGTTAGCGCCAGCGTCAAAGGTCAATGTCTCGCCATCGGCCAGCGTGATTGAACTTCCGTAATCGTAATATCCAATCAGCGGATCGGCGGGCGATGTTGGCGTGTCATTATAGACATAGACATAGCGGAACGGGCCTGTGGTGCCGCCCGTGCTTGTCAGCACCAGATCATTGACCGTCAGGGCATAAGTGCCAGCGGTTTGTAGGCTGGTGGCCGTAGTCAGGTTGCGCGTGGAAAGGTTCGTGTAAGAAACCTGCGTCACGTTCGCCAGTACGCAAGCTGCAGTGGATGCGGTCGGCGGCGAGCCTTCCGAGCCGGGTGCTGTATTGGACAGCGCGAGCACAAGCTGGCCGGAGCCGAGGTTATGCACCCCTTCTGCAACGTGCTCCGAAAAGCCGTTCAACTTATTGAATGTAGCCATAGGGTCCGCTCCTTAAAAAAGGAAGGCGGGACCGAAGCCCCGCCCCCATTCTATCAGCCAAGCAGAAGGGCGATGTGCTCAGGCTTCACAGCCTTGACGCCCCAGGCCAGTGCGACTTCGTACTGCACCTGACGATACTGCTTATACATCGAGACCTCGAAGCTGAGGCCGGAGCGCGGGTCCGTGATGATCTGACGGTCGGAGGCGCTGTCGCCTTCTTCCGGCAGGGCTGGTGCACGGGTCGCCAGAGCGATGGCCGAGCGGCAGAATGCCATATTGCGGGCAGCAGCCGCGATAACCACAATGGCCTTGGTTGCTGCCGACATGGCAACTCGCAGGCCAGGCTTCGCAATCGTAATCACGCCGCCAGAGACAGCGCCCACACCGGTTTCGACAACATACTTGTTGGTGTCGCCAGCGAAGGTGATAACATCGCCCGCAACAAGCGTACCCGTGCCAACAGCGGCAAGGGTGATTTCAGTTGCACCGACAGCATAACCGGCATTATTCGTGGTGGCAGATGATGCCGTGCCTGCCGTGCTGGTATTGACGGCTGCAGATTCGCGCAGCATCAGGCCAGCCTTGTTGACGATTACGCCCTGATTTTGCATGGTCGTATCACCGGCAATATCATAGCGCGACTGAAGGCCGAGCAGTTTAGCACCAGCGGTCGTGTCAATAATCAACTGCGCATCGGATGCGTTGCCGTTGTCTTTCAGGATTTTCAGCACATTGGCTGCATCCGAAAAGTCGCCAGCGGTGCCGAATGGCGTGGTCGTGGCAGCGCCATAAGCGCGGGATGCACTAATGTGCAGGGCAGCGAGATCGGCCTCGACTTCATTAGCCAATGTCCGCATTGCCTGCGAGAACTGGCCAACCATGATCGAGCTGCGACCTGGGCCGCCGTTGTTCAAGCCAAGCGACTGTTCACCGTTCCAGCGCACCGGAACGCGGCGGGCCTTGGTAATGGTCATATTGACATTGCCGATGGTCTGGTCGCCGTCATCTGGCGGGGTTACGGCAGGTGCAATGTTAGTTGCGGTTGAAGCGGGGGCAACAGGGGACCGGACGGTCTGGCCTACAGCAGCGCGTTCAAAGGTCATATCCGAGGATACGGCGGGGACGAAGCCGACCAACTCGCGCGATACTACATCGAGCGCGTTATACAGGTCGGGAATCAGATCAGTGAGGGTATTAGCCATTTGGGAAAACTCCGGTTGCGTCTTTGGTGATGACCGCGCCCAGCACAACTGGAGCAAGCGGGTCCGGCGCAACCGGAAATAAGAGCAGTCTCAGACGTACTCACGAAAGGCTATTTCATACTTTTACAGTATTGTCAAGCGGCTTGGTCTATTACCTTGCCGCCCTCTTTTGCAAATGCCATCTGCTCCGCTGGTGCAAGCTGGCCAAATTGGTCGCGGCTGATCGTCTTGCCGCTCACCCCGGCAGTACCGCCAGGAGCGCCGCCGCCGGAATTATGCACGGCAGCGACAAACTTCTTGCCGACATCGCCGCCAGCCCATTCCTTGATGGCCTCATCCAGCGCCTTGTCGCCATACATGGCTTTACGGACATCGCCGTCAGCCACCACCTTGACGTTGCTCAAATGCAATGCCTTGGCCGCTTCGAGATACGCGGGATCGGTAACGCCAGCATCGGATAGCGCCTTAACAACGCCATTCTCGGCCAGCAGCTTATGCGTGAAGCCGGTTTCCGCTTCAAGCGCCTTGCTGGCCTTGTCCGCCACGGCAGCCGCATCCTTGGCCGCTTTCTGTGACGCGCTTAGATCGGCCTTTAGTTTGTCGTTTTCGCTTTCCAGCTTTTCCAGATCAGCGGGGTTAATCTCCGACTTGCTGCGCAGATCGCTTTTGGTGCGCTTCAATTCGTCGAGCAATTCTTTGTTCTTGGCCTCAAGGCCGGAATTGGCTTCATCCACGGCGGCCTTAACGGCGGCGGTTAGTGCGGCTTTAGTTTCGGGGTCGTTTGCATCGAAAGACATGGGGGTTAACCTTTTTTGCGGAGTTGTTCGAGGGTTAAGGGGCGACCGGTTCCGCTGACCAGATCGCGCAAGGTAATCTTTCCGGCTCGCCATAAGTCAGCCCTGCCCTTGCCTAATACCTTATCGGCAAATTCGGGGGGCTGGCGGTTAAGGAAACCTTCAAATGTGGTGTCGCCCGCTATCTGGCCAAGCGATGATGCGCGCTTGCCGACGTCTTTGGGTTCGTCAATGTCAATCCCGATGTCGCGGAATGTCTTGGGAATCGGCGTCAGGATTGACCGGCAGGCGAAATGTCGAGGCGGGCCGCCATTGAAGGGCAGTGATGTTCCCTTGAGCGGCTCCCCGTCCAAGTCCCATTCGCCATCCGAATAGGCGATGCAAATGTCAGAGGTCTTGCTGTCAAGTGTGGATAATTGCCGCACCCCTTTAATCAGGCGGCTGTTCTTTCGATATGTGGCGAGGCGGGCATTATTGGCAGATGCCATCACCGAAGAATGAACCAGCGTTCGGGCACTACGGCGAGACACGCCCATGAAGCCGGTTTTGCCGGTAATGCGCGAAACAATCTTTTCGTTAGTCTCGCCGTTAATCACCCCTTGGCGGATTTGAGCGGCGAACTTGAAAGCCGTATCGCTGGCCTGCTTTGACCACCATTTAGACGATTGCGCGCCCTCGATAATGACATCATCGGTCAGGCTGGCCAATGTTTCAGGGGTCGGGAGAATTACCGCAGTTGGAATAATCGCTGCAATGGCCAGTTGCGTCTTTTCAGCAATGACAATCGCCAGCGCCTTCGTATCCAGCGAGCGGGCTGCCGTAGCATAGCCGGTCTTGATTACTTCGCCCGCCTGCACTGCCAGCGCATTGATTTGCGCCCGCGATGCACCGGATAGATCACGCGACAGCAGGAGTTGCTTTAGTTCATCTTCTAGCTGTTCGAGTATCTTGACAACTTCGCTTTGCTCGTGCGCGGATAGGCGCATAAGGTCTAGCGTGTGTTTAAGTATCTTGTCCTGAAGTTCGATCTCGCTCATGCTGCGATTTGATCCGGTGCCGGTAATTCCACCGTGTCAATCTCGCCCTGGTGTTCCTCTAGCGTCTTTTTCCCGTCAACCACATCGGCGCGCTGCAGCATATCGAACAATTCCGGCTCGCTGATAGCCCCCGCCTGCCATGCCGCCACCAGTTCGCGCAATTGGCTTGCGTCCATCATTACGGCAATAAATTCGCGGTTGATGTCAAATTCAATCGCGCCGGATTGCCCCGACCATTGCGCGAATACGTCAAGCGCCCATGTCAGCGCCTCGGATACTGCAATAGCAATGGCGGATAAAACGCTATTCTCGCCCGTGCGGTGGATTGCCGCCGTGGTGGCCGTCTCGGCTTGCTTCTTCTCGGCGGCAAGCATCCTTGCGCCCAGGACTGCCATTTGCTGCTCTTTGCGGTCCAGATTATCTTTAAGCGATTGCAAGCCCTGCCCTGTAAATTCAAGGAAGGTCGCCTTGGCGGCAGGATCAGGGAAAACCCAGGCGGCCCGACTGCCGATATACATTTTTTCGCTGGCATTTTCCGGCGTGTAACCAGAAACAACGGCGGTGGGCAGGCCGGTAAAGTGGCAACCGTGTTCGTAATCCGCATTGGTGCGGTAATGCGACAGGTTCAAGTCCACCAGATCAATCAGGGGTGGCTCGTCAAGGTCGCTATCAATGCCGTCCGTCCCGACAATGGCAAAAGGGATAAAGTCAAGCGGTTTACTGTTCATCAGCGGATACATATCGCCGCCGATCTGGATATCCTTGCCGTCCTTATCGACCTGAAATATACGAACCCGGTAAAGGTCGCGCTCGTCCAGATCAAGAACGCGGTATTGGACGATTTCCCTGTCGGTAAATTCATCTTCCGGCTCGGTGGTCGTTTCCTGCAATACCACCATGCATAGAACATAGTGGTTATTTACTCGGCGGTATTTCCAATTGATGATGCTCTCGGCCAGATAGACCTGCATCATTGGACGGTGGCCCAGCTTGGCGGAGGCATCTACCGTAATGCCCTGCACATTCTCCACCGCAGGGTGGTCAACCAGAATCCCGATCCGGCCAACCTCGATCACCTCGCCAGCGACTTCGCGGGCAAAGGTGCCGAAAGAGGTGCCGGACATGGTTACATCTTCAAGATATCCCGCCACCCCAGCAGGAACAATCATTGCGGGGTCTTTGCGGAACAGCATACCCGTGAGTCCGGCAATCGTGCGCCAGGTCGCATTATAGAACGTAGCGCGCTTGCGGCGGGCGCTGTAATCGTCGGCGGTTTCGTCTTTCAGCTTTGGCAGATACGCCTCACCAGCTGCGTGGACATCATCCTGTCCAGCTACAACATCACGGCAACGCTTCCATTTGCCGCTGTATTTGTCATAGGCTTTGTGAGTGGTTTTTACTGACATTTACACACCGCCTATTGAGATACGTTGCATCGCTCGGCCCTTGACGGGGAACTTGTAATATATGAAATATCCGCCAGCATCATTGACATGATCGAGGCCGCCTGTTTTGTCCGGTTCGCCGTTCTTGTCATAAGCCTGCTTTTCAAGCCCTTCGACAAAGGAGGGGCATTTATCGGCATTGACTAACAGGCGGCGAACGCCCTCGCTGTGAATCATCTGGTTCATGGATAACACCCGATCCTTGATTGCCGGGTTTGTTGTCGCCACCAGCACATTGAAGCGGGCAGAGCGGAGCAATGAAATATCGCTTTCGCTTGCATTGTTGGATTTGCGACTGTTGCCCGAAGCATCAGGATAGACGTAAACCGCGTGACCTTCGTAGCGGCCCCGTATGGTGGCAATCATCGCGGGCGTATCGAGAACACCGGTAATTTCATCGACAGCGTGAGGGTTGCCGTCCCGCATGACAAAGACAACCGCGCTCATCTGGCCTACATTGAAGTCCATGCCAATGTGCAGCGCCTCTCCGGCCTGGATCGCTTCGCTGCTGGCGTTTAGGGTGCGGTCATATTCTGCGTAAACACTGCCGGTCGTAAGGTTGACAAATTCCCCGTCGAGATACGCAGCCAAAAGGTTGGCCGGATAGGATGCCCGCAGGCTGTCAATATAACCATCAGGCAGGTTCGCCGCGTTGCTCTGCGTTGGAGCCTGAATTAAACGATAGCCCGAAGCGGGGTTGCGCTTCCACCGTTCATAGACGAAACGGAACCCCTCTGGCGTAGTGGCAACTCCGACAGTGTTGATTGCCCCGTCAGGCTTCTTCTGCCTGTTGCGGGCGATTGCCTTGTTCCAGACCTCGCGGGCCTTTTCGGTCGGCAGCGTGTCCAATTCATCAAGGATGCTGTCAGCGACTTCATAGGCCACGATCCTGGCGGGATTGTCCATTGTGCGCAGGATGACCGAACCACAATTGTCAATGTTTATCACACTGTCGTTCTTATTGATCTTGAACCGCGCCCCCATGCCGCTCAGCTCTTCCTCGAAGCGCGGTAAGGCCATGCGGGTCACAAGGTCATATGTCGGCAGATAGTAGGCCACATCGCAGGACGGATAACGCCGCTTGAGCAACAATGTGCGCCAGATTCCGGCGTGCGACTTGCCAGCGCCAAAGCCTGCTACCATTGCGGGGAATTGTTCGGTAGCCGTCACAAAGTCATATTGTGGGCCGGTCAGGCTAACAATCGGGCTTGCTCAGTACAATGTCAGGCATCCCGATGGCAGTTACCTTTGCGTCAACCCTATCGGTCAGCAGGCCGAACAGCTTTGCCAGACCCATAGTGGCCGATATTGCAGCTGCAGGCGTTTCCAGGTCGCGGGCAAAATCCCGGTCAGCGATCAGCATATCCTTGATCGTTTCAATTGTTACCGCAAATTCATCAACCAATGCCGACCGCAATTCTTTTACCCTTACCGAAATCTTACCGCTTGCAAGAAGTTCGCTGGCCTTGACGTTAATAGTGGCTGGCTTCATTTTTTCCGCCGCATAGGATTGGCGGTATGCCTCAGATGCGTTGCCGGTTTCGATGTATGCTAGACAAAAAGCCTCTTGCTTGGGGGTTAGCTCTTGCATCAGGCTCCCCTGTCCCCAGCCTCAAGCATCAGCAACAGCGGCGGCTGCA